CGCCATGTCAACAAAAATTTGCTTTACTTCTTTGTAGAATTTTTTTGTAGGTTTAACAAAAACTTGAGGTTCTTCGTTATCAACAGAAATGATAATAGCCAATTGAGGAACTTGTATTCTATACAACTCTTCAAACATCAATGAGTAGCAAGTTGCCTGAATGAAGTAATTTTGAATCCACTCTTCTTTTTTCAACTTGGTTGACGTTTTAAAATCTATAATTGATAAAGTATCATCAAATGTTGCAATTAAATCTGATCTACCAGCAGTTTGCAGTATAGAAGAATACAATGGCAATTCGATGCCATAAATGTTATCTACATACTTATTGAGGATGGGTTTAATAGATTCGAATGTTTGAATGTTAACAGGCATATCTTTTTCTAAGATATACTTTTCTTCATTTAAAACATATCTTTCTGCCATGTTATGAATAGCAGTTCCACGTCTTGCTGCTTGTGTAGTTATCTTGTTTGCTTGTTCTTCACCAATGCGTTTACGCCATTGTATTAATGATGTTTTATCTGTTCTTTCACCTAAAATGGTTGTTACAGATTTATATTTTTCACCATTAGGTAGAAAATAATATCTCTTTCCATCAATAATAGTATCCATCATTTTAATTTCAGGCACTAAATTGTGCCTGAAAATCTTTCTTTGTGTGGTTGTCACGCAATAATACCCAATCGTGTTTTGGTAATAATATATTCTTTTACCATTTGACTTCTAACAATATCATCTTCATTAAAATCAACAAATTTAAATGATCTCATTCTCTGAACAATTTTCATAAAATCATGTAAACCATTCTTTTCATGTTCACGTGTAAAATCAGATTGTCTAAAATCACCACACATCATAATCTTGCAATTTTTGCCAACACGAGTGATAACTGAATCTAATTCATGTAGTGTACAGTTTGCAATTTCATCTACGACAATGATACAATTATTTAATGTTACACCACGAATAAATGATGTAGAAATAAACTCAATGATGTTTTTTGACTTCAGATATTCATATGCATCTGAGCGACCAAATAGTTCAGTGCAAATTGCCTGATATGGTTGTTCATATACTTTAGTTTTTTCTTTATTGTTACCCGGTAAAAAGCCCATGTCTCTTGTCGGAACAACCGATCTAACTATAATAACCTTTTTATAGTCAGAGTTTCCACTTAAGATTTCTTCGAGAGCAAGATACAACGAAACAAAACTTTTTCCAGTTCCTGCTATTCCATGCAATAGAAGATTTTTTCCCTCTCTATATGAGGTGAATGTTATCTTTTGATTTTCTGTTAATGGGTCAATTTTTTTAAGATTTAAGTTTAACTTATTGCTATCTTCTACCTTATCTATCTTGCCCTGTCTTAGTAATCTTTTTTCTTTTCTTGTTAGTCTTCTCTGGGCTTCTAACATTTTACTCCTACCAGGTATTTACTGTACTACCTCTATGTGATGATTTAACTTTTTTTAATACATCACGAAAACCTTGATCAGGTTTTCTAATACCCATGCGTGTTGGGTCTGCAATAGCTGGTGCACCAATTATTTGATTTATATTTTTATTATCATTAAGAAATGTTTCCATTTCAGAAATAGACATAAACTGAGTAAATTGCTCACCCGTATCGTTATTGATAAATGTATACGTTGGCATTTACTTCCTCACATATGATAGGTCATCATCATACTCATCATCTTCTTCAATAAGATCACGAATATTTTTCGTTTTTAAAGCTCGCTGAACACGCTTTTCTTTACGTTTATCAGCGTAATTACTACGAGTATCATATGATTCTTCATCCTCGTAGGAAAAATCGTTCTTTTTAAACTTCTTGAACCCGTTCTTGCTCATCGATAAGTCCTGGATATGCCTCTTTGATTAAGTTAAGTGTTAAACCTTTGTATGGAAGTTTCTTATCCTTCACAGACAAAAGCAGTTTCGCATCTTCTGGATGCACAGTTTCTAAGAGATTGATGAATAATGTTTCTCTCTTGAAAGGGGTTAAATTAGGATTTCCTCCACGCAAAAACAAATACAATTTTCTTGCTTCTGTGTAAAGCATTCCATGTGAATCTGGATACTCACAGGGCTTATATGGAGGATCTCCTGGAGGTAAATCCCAAATAAATTGATTGTCAAATGTATATTTGAGAATATTACCTAATACTGGATTATAGTTATTTCTAAGATATTGTATTTTTTCTTCTTTTTTAGTTAGCTTAGAAGCATTCTGTAAAATTTCATATATTGCTAATCTCATTTTACCTCTCAAAACTCATTAATATGTTCCATAAGCAATTTAAGTTTGTTATTAATGAAATAGTTAATTAAAGTGTGTTTACTATTTAATTTATAACAGTCATAGAGATTATTAATCTTTTCCTGCAATTCATTTGGAACATTTGTTAGATCAATTAACATGCTATTTCGCATATAGTTTCTTTTTGCTTCATAGTCATATTCATCAATATCATTTTCAAAATAAAAACTAAGTTTTTTAGCAGTCATCATTTTTTGACGCTGACCTAAAACAAAACAGTTATCTGGGGATAAAATATTAGGAACCCCATCACCAGAATCACCTCTGATGATATGTTCTTTTAAAAATGAAGATGGTGAATTATGTTCAATAACTCTTTTATTCACAGGATCATATTGAGAAACGTTTGCAAACTTATGCAATTGAATGAAATCTTTGTCACCTGAAAGAATTAATATTCTTTCACCTGTATTTAGAACAGATCCAAAACGCATTACTAATGTTGCAATAATATCGTCGGCTTCTGCTGTTTCTAAATCAATTACTCTATAGGGGAAAAATTCTTTAAGTTCTTGTCTAATTTTATCAAGACAGTTAAAAACAATATTCCAATCTAAAGAAGATTCTTCTCTTGCTTTTTTACGATTTGCTTTATAATAAGGAAAATAATTCCTTCTCCAACAATTCTTGTTATCACATGCAATAACAAGTTCGCCATAATCTGATGAAAATTTCATTTTCAAACTTCTAATAGAATTTAATACCATATGGCGAACCATATTTTCTTCTATATCAAAAGTTTTACTAAATGAAACCTGTTTCATTAGGTTAGATATCATAACCTGATTTAAATCAAGAATAATCATTCTAAAGTTATTCGCTTTCTTCTAGTGAATCTTTTAAAGATAAACACAATTCATCTGCTACTAATAATACACCATTATCTTGTATTGTAAAGACAGAATCTGAAATTTTTTGAAAAGGATGTGGCAATTCGTAATATTTATGTAAAATTGATCTAATTGCTTCTACAAGAAAAGCCCCATCTTTCAATGATGTTTGTTCATCATCATCGTCTATAATGTCAAATCCAGCAACAGAGAGTTGCTGGAAGATCATAGGAATAATAACAGAAACTGTTTCTTGGATATGAGCATATTTCATGCCGTCAACACTAACTTTAATTTCATTAAAATCTTTAGGTAAATTTTCTTTTTGAATTATTTTTTCCTTAGGAAAATTAATAATATTCGACATGATACTCCTTGTACACCATATGGTGTTAGATATTTATAATTATGGAGTTTTATAAACAAACTGCTGCTTTGGAATTTCTCTTGGCAAATCAATTAGGCTATACAATAGAGCTTCCCATTGCATCTTTCTAATATTCCACTGATAAAAAATATCCGTATAAGATTTTTGAGTCATAATTTTATTACGGTATTGATCATCAGATAGTGAATTTAATTCTTTAATTGCGGAATCTAAAATACTATAAAACATATTTGCATGTTGAGAAGGATTCTCATTCCATTGATACATGTGTGTCCAATTAGCAGCCGTTTCATATAACGCACCTAAATTTGGATGTACACAGATGTTTCCAGCACTCATTGCTTCAATAAGAGCGAGACAACTAGTTTCTGTCCATATAGAAGGATATGCAAAGATATGCGATCTTGTCAACGAAGTACGAATTTCTTCGTTCGGGACAAATCCATGATAGTTGATGTTTGGTGTATTTTTACAATCATCAAACAGTTGTTTATATTGCTCGTCTCTAGATTCCCATCCGTAAATTTTAAATGATGAGTATACGTCTAGTTCAATGTTGTCATGTGTTTCACATAACTTCTTAAACACAGGAACTAAAATATTCAATCCACGATGTGGAGTCGTGTGATAGATAAGCCTAATCTTATCTCGTGTTTTTGTTGAAAGATCAAAGTCTAATGGTTGAATTGCATTTTGCAAAACAATACAATGACTCCATGGGATATTATAATGTTGAACATATGCTTGCATTTGCCAATTAGAAACAAAGACGAGCTTATGAAACTTCTCCCACCCACGATTCTTTAGATGTTCGGATTCTGGGTCACCAGGTAAATCATGTAGCCAAAGAACCCTAATCTTAGTCTCATCTAGTTCTCTTACACGAGACGGAATAATTTGAAAATTTTCAATTAAATCTTTGTTGATGCTAGAATGCAACCTTTCTAGCATCAACTCTGTTCCTCCACGTGCATTCTTAGATAATTCATTCACTTCCATTATATTTCCTTTATTTTAAGCTTTTCTAATTAGAAATGCCTTATTCGTAATGTCGCAATCAAAATACTCTTTGCATAAAAATACAACTGTATCTGGATCAAATTGCTTACATGAAAAAACATCCAAATAAAATGTATCGTTTTCATCTACGAAATGAGCACAAATGTTACTGGTTTCGATAAGTTGCACTAAAGTGTACCCAGCTTTATTGCCAGATCCAAACTTTACGATCTGGGGTTCTCCATAAGCTACCATGTCGATAGCCTTAACTAAATGTTTAGTAAAATTGTAAATATTTTCATTGTCTGTAATTTTTGAATGTTCGCAGTTACTTGCGTCAATAATTAAATGATAACCCCAAGGACCGAGTGCTTCCATTTCATTTGAACTCCTAATGTTAAATTAATGCCTTTTGGCATCATTATTTATCAATCGTATCCAGATACACCTTGTGCATATGTAACAGAATTGATTTTAAATGAACGCCAACCATTATTCTGAACATCCCAAACAATTATAGTGTCTGAGTTCTTTTGATGAAAAGATTCATCTTCTTCCTTAATATAGTCCCTAGGAAGATAATTTGGTTTCAGCGTACAAATCATATTTCTTTGTTCACCATTTACTTTTGTAAATAGAACTTCTACTACGTTAGAACGCAGTTCATTCAAAAGTGTATCACGATCATACATCATCATTACTCCACAAGAAATAGTTTACCTACGTTTTCTCTATGCTCTAAAACATAACTTTCAAACTCTACTAATCCGCCGATAAATTCATTATTAATGACAATTACTGGATATGATCTAGCATTTGGAAACTTGTTTATGATAAAATCTCTAGTAACATCTACTTCAACAACATGTTCAACAAATTGAACATTTAGAGACTTTAAAATATTTTTAGTTTTTACACAATAATTACAATTATTTTTGGTATAGATTTCAATCATTAGCTTAACCTTTCTTCCCAGTATTTTTGAACTTGTTGCACATCATCCGGATCATATCCATTGATATACATATCATATCTAATAAGTAATTCAAGATCTGATTGCATTATATATCTCCATGTTGTTTATGTAACCTCCGATAAATAAAAAGTAGACTTTTAATTAGGGAGGTAACTATGATCATAAGATCAAAAAGAAAACCAAAAAAAGTAAAAGTCGATTTAATAAAAGAAGCGTCTCATTGGTTTGCAGAAAAACTTCTTACAAAGAGATTAAATCAAAAAATAATTTTACATTTAAAATTTACAGATAATTTAGATAAAGATACAGGGTGTATAGCGTTCTGTTCATGGTTAGATAAAAATCACAATCCTCGTAAATTTGAATTTGAAATAGATAGTAATTTATGTGAACAAGATATGTTAAGAGCTGTTGCTCATGAAATGGTACACTTAAAACAATATGCTACGGGACAAATAAAAGATTTTGCAAGAACAGATAAAATAAAATGGGAGGGCAAAATCATGGCAGCAAAAAATGATAGCGATGCAGAAGCATATTGGTTTAGTCCATGGGAAGTAGAAGCATATGGAAAAGAGATTGGTCTGTACGCTCTATTTAAATCATATAAAAAGGAAAAACTAAAGCGAAAGTAATTTATCCTGCTTCTTCTTTTGATAATTATTTATTTTATCCAAATAACCTCTATTTCTAAGCTCTTTGAAAACCAAATTTTCTAATGAAAATTCCCCACCCTTTTGAATACCTGATGATCTCATATCTTTAATTTTTGATTTCAAATTATCAAATAAATCAACTGAAACATTGCTCTTAATCATATGATCTATCATATGCATATATGATAGAACTTTTTGTTTTAGATGTTTGTCGTTCTTAAAATCAAAAGTTCCATGCACAGGTTTTTGAATCCATTTATCATTTTTTAATGAATAAACACCTTGACCTTCTGGAAACTTTGC